CTCCTCAGTTCTTTGACCTAATTTTTTTTCTAATGCTTTGTAAGAAGCTCCAAGCTCCTCAACATTTACTTCATTAAGATCACTGTTCCAAAACTTTTCAGGAACATAAGATGGTATCTCTGTTTCCCTACTAGCTTCTGTATTTTCAGTTGATTGATCTTCACTCATTTACTGTACCTCTTTTTGCTTTGCTTTTTAATAATCCCACTATCCATCTTTGTCCTTCTAAATGCCATAGCGTTTGGTCATTCATTTGTGGCGAACAAAATGCGTTGATGGTTAGTGATTCCAAATGTTCCAATACTTTTTTGCCATCAGGCTGATTAAAAACAGAAGCGTAAACTTTATCTATGTCTGTTGTTTCTGTTTTATTGGACTTCTTGGTTTGTAGTTTCTCCCAACTCATTTGGTTGGATATTAGCCTGTTGTTGTTGTGATTGCAACCTTGAAACTAGTTCTTGTTGTTCTTCTGCTGTTCTTACTAATTTTTCTGGTAAGTTCATTTTGTCTACTAAATACCTAGCTATTTCATCTTGTTTGACCACCATGTTTAACATTTGTGGCCCAAAAGTAGTTCCTAGTATTTCAGAGAATCTCATTACATCTGCAATATCTTGTTGATGTTGTGCTTTAGATAATGGTGAAGTAGATACTACTTTTACTTCTCTGTCATTAACTGTTGGGATTTGAATCTTACCTTGTTTTGTTAATATTCTAATTACCCTTCTTAATAAGGGTGTAACAAACTCTGATTGTAATCTTCCGAATGATGATCCTATTTGTCGTGATAGATCAGACATTCTTTCTGCTACTTCAGTAGCTGACATTGGTGTACCTTCAGGTCTACCTAATGTTTCCATGTATAAAGCCTTTTTAATATTTGCTCTCATATCTCCTAAGATTAACTGAGCTACATCAAACCTACCAGCTGCTGGTAGTGCTTGTAATCCTCTGCTGTTTGGTGCTACAGGGATTAGACTACCGGGCTGTAGTGCAATATTTTCTGGATTTATTACTCCATCATCTTCAAAAGTATAGATACCAGATATACTCATTTGAGCATTTTGTAAGATGAGTTCTACTGTTAAGTTTGTAGTTTTAATTGCAGCCATAGCATTAAATACTGGGCCACGACCATAAACTTCTCCTGATGCTTTATTCCATCTAAATGCAATATAAGGATTTGCACCTACTCCTTTTAGTTCTTTTTCTAAAATCATTTCTTGCATTTCCATACAAACTACACAGTATTTATATATTTCTTCGTTAGGCTTATCGTAAACTTTGAAAACACCTTCTACTACTTTTGCTTTAGCATGACCATCATCTGAAATCTTCTTTAACATTTCTGGCGACATTTCTGCTTTGGGGTATGCAGCCATAAGACGATTGTAATTAATGTATCTAGTTCTAAAGATTGTATCTATTTTATTATCTGGGCCATTGTTAAGCATTACTCTTGGTAGAGGTATTGCTTGAAAGTTTATTGGATTAAGACTATCACCTTCTTCTACTAGAAGAACAGCTGTTCCAATAGCTAAGTCCATGAATGCTTCATGTACTTCTTGATTAAAGTTTGAGCCACCTAATACTTCAAACACATATTCAGTAATAGCATCTAGTTGTTCATTAACTAGTGGTATTGCTTCATCAGGTATTTCTGAACCAGCTTCAAAGTTTGCCCAACGACCATATGTTGGAACCATTCCAGCTTGTAGTCTTGAAGCAAACTCTTGAATACCTACTACAGCTGTTTCGTCAAATATTTTATCTGTTCTTCTTTCGCCTATTGTTTCTTCGTAAAAAGATTCTCTTTGAGGCATTGTATATTCATATGCTTCTTCGTATTTATCTTTCCAATGATCGAAGATATATTCAGCATCTCTAAACTTTTTTATAAAGGAAGCTACTCTAGGATCGTTACCTGAGTATGGTGCATCATCTTGAGGATAAGGTATATATGGCATTAAAAGTTACCACCAGATTCCATTGAACCTAAAAATGTTTTTGCTGAAGATACTAAAAACTTTCTATTAGGGCTACCAGCTTCTCCACTCTTAGCTAATGCCTGAATCCTTTTCAAAGCCTTTTCATCACCTTTTTGTGCTTCATTAAAATCAGCACTCATTTCCGCACTAGTTGTAATATATTCGTTTGTTTGATTTTTACTTGATGTAATTGTTTGATTGTCTACACCTTTTCTTGCACCTGACATATATTCTCCAACATATTTGCTATATGGTTTTTTACTAGCATAATATGCTGCACTAAAAAATGAAGGCATACCACTAAGTCCTGTAGCTATAGCTCCAGCTACTTGAGTAAATAGTTGTTGAGATTCATACATCTGTCTTGACAAAGGTATTGGTTCTCTTTTAGATGCTTCATATGCTTCTCTTGCCTGAGAAGTAAATACTAAACCTTTATCTGTTTGAACTCCTGTTATAAAAGATCCATTCTTTTGCATAGTACCTAAACCTTGAGATGCTAAGTATTCATTTCTAGCTTGTTGGTATTCACTACCATACATTTGATTTGAACTTGTTGTTGATATAAAACCAGTAGGGCTTGTTGATGCTCCAGTAACTGGCCCAGCTACTGTAGTTCTAATCCCTAATTTTTCTTTTGCATATTGATCTGCTCTAATACCCTGTACTACTGGATTAGTCTTTGCAGATTTATTAGACATTCCACCTTTACTGGCAGAAGATCCTTTTTCACTACTCAAATTTCTTCTCCATCTCTAAAAAATCCTTGCATACCAGATTTAGAAAATAAACTTCTTGATCCTAGCATACCTTTTGCTTTTCTTTTCTTTGTTTTTATATCAATAGCTTCTAATCTTGCTTTTTCTTCTTCTTCAAGTTTTTTCTTTCTTTCAATATCTTCTCGTAATGCTTTATCAGCTGGAGTTTCTTTGTATTTAGTTGATCCGAATAAGTTTCCCATTATAATTCTATTTCAGAATATCCTTCCTTTTTCAACGCACAATATAATTGATGTGGTGTAAATATCCACCATTTATTATAACCTATAATTCTTTGGACATAGCTTACGCAACTGTGTTCTTTAATCCATGATCCCATAAAGCTAGGAAAACCAGTCTTTCTTTTCTCCATATCTCCCTGTAAGACTACTCCATTTTTCATTCTAATCATTCTAAAGAACGCTTCAGCAGTATCATCATCTATTGTTTCTACTAATAATTGTCCAAATATATACTCTAATATTATCCAATGTTTGGTTGTTGGATCATAACTAATAACTCCACAATGCTTAAATCCTTTTTTAAATATTTTAGTGTGTCTATGACCATCTTCGTTTTCAAAGAAGTAAACTAAAAACTTGATCTGCTTTGCCATACTGATTTTTTCTTTTTCTTATCAAAAATATTCCAACCTCTAGTTTTCACAACTGCACTAGGGGTAGCTTTACCTACTGTAAGCTGTTTACCTTCTCCAGCTCCCATTAACATATACTGTAAAGCATCATGGACATGAGAATATTTATTTTTATTAGGCTTTTCATCATAACGATCTCCTGATGTTTGGATTCTTCTATAATGATAGCCACCATTAAATCCTTTTTTAAGGTTCACACAGCTATTGTTTAGTAAAAATCCAGACTTACCCTCTACTAACCTACCCAATGCTGTTTCTACAGCTTCTATACGCAGAGAAACGTCATTACTTGGAGCTGGTCTAGCCCTAATTCCCTGTGCTCTCATAATTTGGAATGGAGTAGCTTCATCTGTCTGCACTCTAAAGTCTCCAGCTGGATCACCATAAATATCTATTGTTAATCCTTTGTATGTTTTTGCTATTTCGTGTTTAAGTAATTCAGTAAATCTAACAATACCCATATCAAAACAAACTAACTCCTGTAAGATTATCCATCTACCACTTGTTAGCTTCTGACCAAAGACAGCTGCTGGTGTCAAACCAAAGTCTACACCAATAAATACATCTGTAGGAAATGGCGTAATAGGTTCTTTGCTTAAATGTATATCTTCATTCCAACTTGGATATACAGGTTTGCCTTCTTCTAGTGATCCTAGTTTGTTCATTACATAAACATCTATCCATCCTTTAGTTTTACCTTTGACTATGTTCTCATAGTAAGCATCTGTAATATATTTTTTGTTTTCACATTCTGGATTGCGTTCATATCCTGTAAGTTCACCTTTATCATTTTTTTTTTCTAATAATGCAGAAGGTTGTGTATGAAAACTCCAGTTATCTGGTTTAACTAACATTAATGCTTCTTCTCTGGATATATGATCTGGCACTGGTACATCACCAGCCATGACTGCCCACCAATGATCTTCTTCAGGTGCGTTGGTATCTGCTATAACTCCATACCATGATGCACCACCATCACGCATACTAGGGTATCTGCCTACACGCATAGTACAAGCATCAATGATTGACTTAGGTAATTCTCTTGCTTCGTTTACCCAGATACCAGTTAGTTCTAATGATAATAGTTTTTTAACATCTTCAGGTCTATCTAATGCAAGAAAGATAACTTCTAAGTCTGCATCACCAATAGTAATATGATGTGTGTAAGGAACTGACCAACGAAAAGGCCCAAATGTATTTTCTGGAAACCAATCCAGCCATGTTTTAATTGTTGTAGTTTTTAATTGAGGGTTCGTGTTCCTGATAACAGCCCAACGAGATTTTCTTCTTCCGTCATTACCTTTAGACTGCTGAAGTGCCCTTCTAAATATTTCAATACAGCAAGCAACTGACTTACCGCTTCCAACTGGGCCTCGAAGTCCTCTAAAGAAATCGTCTGATTTAAGAAAGCCTCTAAGTGTTTGTCCATCTGGCTTATAATTGAACTCCATTATTTAACTTTGGCAATATGTTCAACTAAAAGTTTCTCCCTAACACTTGGCCCTAATGATTCAATCATTTTATCAGCCTCTTTATCAGTTAAGAACTCCTCTGGCAAGAACTTTAAATGTACCTTCTTAACTATTTTTCTTAATCTTTGTCTGTCTTGATACGATAAAGGAAACTGTTTTCTATTTTCTAAACTTACTTCGTCATCAATATTATTCATCAACACTTCCATTTCCGAAGGGCTAGTGCCTTCCTTGTTGGTCTACCCTTAGAATCTTTCATTGGGCCTTTTACTCCACCCATTCTAGCACAAAAACTTTTTCTTCTTTTAGCTGCTTTAGAACCTCGTTTAACTTTACCTGTAACTGGTGCTTTTAATTTAGAACCTGTAGTACGATTGAAGTGATCTCTACCAGCTTGGTTAAGTCCACCTGTAGGATTCTGATGTTTTTTAGCTACCATTAACTAAACTTTCTATAAGCAGCAGTTTTCTTTGCTATTTTTTTAGGTTGTTTGGATACTTGTTTACCTTGAGCCTTTGCTTTTCTTTTTGCTCTAGTACTAGCAGCATATTCTGCTGCACTTAATGCTTGAATTGCTTTTGTGGGTAGGTATCTTTCGCCAGTATCACTGGATCGTTTACCAGATTTGGTTCTCCATTTCTGATTTGTCCATGCTTTTAAACTTCTTTGTGATCTGGCTAAAGCCATTACTTATATCCACCACCAGCTGCTTTATATCTTTTAGCTAACAGCTGGGCCTTTCTTGCAGACCATTTACCAGCAGCAGTTCCTTGTACAGAACTAGCTTTAATACTGTTAAATAATCTTTTTCTCATAGCTGGTTTTGTATAATTACCAGCCTGATTAACTTTACTAGCCATTACTTTTTCTTTGGCTTTTTCATACTCATTTTAACGCCTTTCTTCATAGCGTCTTTCTTAGCTGCTCTCATTCCAGCAGCAGAATATGGGTATGTTTTTTTTCCGACCTTAGGCATTTGTTTGTTGCTCCATTATATCTGTTTTAAATTTAATAAAATCATCAACTGTTAAGTTGAGCATTTCTGTTCTGAATTTAAATAACTGTTCATTCTTTAACTCTAATCTTTCAATCAAAAACTGAACTCGTTGTTCTAATTCAAAGTTTTGTTTTTTTAAGGTTTTGTTTTCTTTACGAAAATCATTAACCTTCTTCTCTGATGGTGTCATGGCCATATACCCTTTCTATTAAAAATTTTTACAAACTTCAAATAAAAAATCCAGCTGGATCAACACCATGTCATAACCTGACAAGCTAGAACTTGGGTAAGTTCCTTTTTTGAAGTGTTGTATCAGGAATATAATCAATAAATTAAGATAAACAATTCACATAAACTGT